AACTTTCGAGTTATTTTGCAACACATAGACACGTCTTCCGGAAGCAGCATCTTGAGAAGTTACGACATCCAACAAGTATAAAGTGCAGTTAATTCTCACGAAACCATCTCCTAACGTAACTTATCGACAATTGCAATGTAGATAGGAGAGGTTTTGAATTCCTCTCCCATCTTCATATTGTCGTTTGCGTATATGATTAGAGCGGACACCACAAGGGGGCTAGCCAGTAAGACTGATTCAAGCACACCGCTCGTAAGCATGTCTTCCATTCCTGCAGAAAGAATTGAGGTCATATATCCCTGAGAGGTCTCATCTTCAATCGAGTAACCTACCGCATAGGACACCGTTGGCAATATTTCTGCAATCCTTGCCACTAATTCAGCAGACATCATTCATCCGCTCCTTTCATTCTAACCAGCAGCAACAATCGTAATCGTCACTGCTTTTGCTTCAGCTCTTGCATCATCATAGCCAATGGATATGACTGCTGTTTTGGTAGTATACCCCGTTTTTGATACGGAAACATTGTAGTCGCCATATACAACGGTGTAGGTTCCGTCTGTTTCAGCAGAAACAGTGTCACCGCTACCAATGGTAGAGCCTTTTTTCAAAACAACCGTAGGAGTATCAACGGCGCCTGTTGCATCCACAACGGCAAGCGTTAATGCCACTGAGACAAATTGCAAATTCAAATTCTCGTACACTTCACCCAGTGTGTTACCTTCAACTTCACGATTATGCAAATTCTTGAATGAGGCTTTTAAACCTTCAAGTTTTCTTCCCATTAAGCGTCACCTACGCTTTTTTGGTTCCGTGAATGAAAGCACTTGGGTGTGGAACAGCTGCGCAATATTCGCTTGCAATGTATTTAGTAATGCCTTTGACTGCTTCTCGTTCGGTTTCGATGCGAAGTGGAATCAAAGAGTTCACTTTGTAGAATTTCGATACGTTTCCAATGATGAATTGACCACTTGTTAGGTTTTCATCAATCTCTACACGAAGGGGAGCAATGGAATTAATACCAGTAGGATTGTTGAAAATAGGATACTTAAAGTTCCCATTATCATCAGTTGCAGTAATGATTTCATCATAGACATCTTGGGCAACATAGATTTTTGCACCACGACGATATTTGCCTGTGCAGAGTTTAATCCCGGCAATGATCGCTGCAACAACGGCCCCTGAAGTATAACCGCCCGATACTGCTGCAGTCGCACCATAGGTAATACCTTTGATACGATTATCTTGGCCAGTACCATAAATAAGTTCATTGACCCAATCATCGTTTAAGTCAACAAAGAGTTGTTCGATAATGTAAGCACCAAAATCGATATCTGAAAGTGAACGTACTTCATCCGTTACAGCAATAATTGTTTGGAGGTATCCTTTAGCTCCGGATAATTTACCCCATTCAATTTGGTTTTCTAAACCTGTTGCTCCTTCAGCTTTGGCACGAGCTTTGTCACGTGTTTTGCGATATGGAAAATCAACTAAACCAGGAACGGAAGTCATTGCAATATCGCGAAGGATAGGAGACAAATTCCCTTCATCACGGAGTAGATCCATTACAAGGTTAATTGGAATCATCACTCCGGCGTTGTTGACACCGTTGACTTCAGCAGTCGCTGCAACATAAGTAGTCGCTGTAGTCGTAAGTGCTGAACCAAGTGCGCGAATTTCGACATCGGTAAACTTTTTCCCTCGTGCATGGCTACCAACGATTAAAGCAAGTTTTTCGCGTTTGCTCATCTGCTCAATTGCTTTGGCCCGATTGCTTTCAGGTTCTTTCTTATTGCTCGAATTAAACATTGACAGCGTCTCTTGACGTTGGGCTTCGATTAAACTGGCACGCTCATTCATTAGAGTCTCTACTTCAGTTTTAATCTCTGTAATCCGATCTTGAGAAGCATTCCGTAATTCGACTTCGTAGTCACTTAATTCTTTTGCAATTTTTGCAAGGCGTTCTTTAATATTCATCTGTTTTCCTCCTTTGTTACTTTGCAGAATGAATCATGGCAAGAATATCTTCGACATCACGTTTCTTTTTCGCTTCTAAGGCCTCCACCTCTTTTGAACGAAGGGCCTCCGCCTCTTCGTACCTCCGCGCATAAAGTTCAGTAGCTTCGTATGCGGGATGAGCGACGGCAGCTACATCCCAAAGCTTCCCGATTTTGTGGACCGTCCAAGTGCGCGTTTCCTCATTAAAGGACTCCTCCGCCTGTGAAAACGCAAAACTCATCTTGTCAATCAGACCTTCTCTTACCATCTCGTATAAATCACGACCGGCGGTCGTGTTTGCGAGCTTTGCTCGAATGTCAACACCGTCATCTTTAATATCCAGTGTCAACGTTCCATTTTTGGTGCGTGCTACACACGCATTGTCATTGTGATTCACTTTTAAGAAGCAATCACGGGTATCAGTTGCATCTAGTGCACCTTTTTTAATGATTTCTTTATATTCGATCCCATTGTCTTTAAATAAGACAGTCTCTTGATCAAATACAATTGCTCGCCCCTCGATAATCATCTCATCCGACTTATCAGGTAATTCGATGGATCGAACATTAATAATTGGGTGACGATAATCCTTTTTCAGTGGTTTTGGCATAGATCTTTCCTCCATTTCATTTGAGGCAAACCATTCCTTGATAATTGTTCGCCATTCTTCTTTCTCGAGTCGTGTCTCATCTTGTTCCAATCTTAATAGGCATTCTTCCTCTCCTGGATTCAATTCGATGTACTCAGGATTAAATGAAGAAAGCTGTTCGCGCAATGAATCATTTACACGGCTCTTGATAATATAGGCATTGCTCACTTTTGAATCGCCTAAAAATTGAAGAACTGCATCTAATGTGTTCAATGCCAGTTCATGAGAAACATGCTTTTGAACATAGCGCTCTTTTCGAAAAGAAAATGCGCCAATCAGCGCATCATAGTCATAAACCATATCGTTGGATTCCATGTGCTTTGCGACATAGGTTGTTTTACCACCACAGGGTGGTCCATGGACTACAATCATTTTCATGGTTCAATTTCCTCGTTATCTTTATTCGGACCAACGTCTTGATACTCATCTAGGTTTTTGCTGTTGGTAAAGTTTAGATTCGCGTATTCCTTTTCTCCATTTTCGGTGATTGGCATGCCCAATAATCTCATGACATCATTAGGCCGGAAACTCGGTAATTTCAAATATGCATTTGCGACTTTAATCTTCGTGCTCATGCTTGTCGCTCTTAGTCGGTCATTTGCAATTGCAATTCGATTTCCATGAGAAATCTCAGTTTTCGAAAACAATTTGAAGGTAAGCTCTTGCTCTAGTTTATTGATGAAAGGCGATAGACTAGATTCGTAGTAGGATTGCCATTGATCCTCTGTAAAACTAGCATTCACAATGGGCTGTGATATCCCGAGATAGTTGTAAATTTTGTCTTCGAAGATCTTCATTTCATCAGCATTCGCATATTTTGCCTTAGATTCTACAGGAACTAATTCTTGAGCACCATCTAAATAGATGACTCCTGTTCCTGATCCACTTTTTAGGTAAGTTTCTGCGAATTTATTAGAACGTCGCTCTTTTTCATCATCCGATAGCACCGTTCCCGACTTAACAATGAAGCGGATGTACGCGGATGATTTTACTGCAGCTTGAATTCCTTCGTAGTTCATTGAAATAATATCTAGAACCTTCTTGATTGCTGAATTGCTTTCGCCTAGAATATTAGGCCCTGCATTGCGCGCGAGGTGAATCACATCATCAAGCTTGGCGTACTTTGTCACTCCATTTAATTTGAAACTAATGACTGGGTCGCCCTGCTCTGTTACCCTGAAATCCACATTGTTTTCATAAGGGTCAAGGATCCATAGTGCTTTTAATGGCTCCTTGGCTTGTAGATAATCCCATTCAATCCAAATAAATGCGTTGTTAGCGCTATAATACTGGTTGGCCACGCGCTCCCAAAAGGCAGAAGCATTTGTTGTGGGGTTCGGTCTTAATGACAAGATTCGGTTGATATAATCCTTTTTAGGATCTGTAGAAGGAGTATCTTTGCTGAAGACTTCAGGAGTAAGTACTGAAGCATGCCGAGCATGTGCATTGATACATGCGTTGTAAACG